AAAAAGTGAGTAAGAAGTAATGTTCCGAAACTACCGTCGCTCTATTCGTGGGTGCCTCTCTAAACCGCCTTGTAGTGCTCACCCTCCTTCTCAAACCATACCGAGAAAGTGTGCCTCTCGCCCTTCTTTCTCGCTGTGACGTGGACGTCGTGCCACAGTTCGTCGGGGTCGCCCTTCTGGTAGAGCCAACTCGCGTGGAGGGTGTAGGTCCACCCGTCTACCTCATCCTTCCAGGTGAGGGTCTGGGCGTGGTCGGGCTTGACGAGGTTCTTCGTAGTCAGGAGACGCATGGCGTGAAGGGTGAAGGTGGCGGTGTTCATCTTGTCTTGGGTGTAGTCCGTCTACTTTACCTAAACCACTTCCGTTTTTGCCGTTCCAACTTGCGTTTTACTCGGCATTTAAAAATGTGGGGTTGTCGGGTTCGCCCCTGCCCGTTTGTAGGACGTCTAGTCCATCGCCGCGACCTGCTGCGGTCCCTCCCAGAACTCGGCGTCTTGGAGTTTGGCGGCTTCCTCCTTACCGAGGAGTTCGGCGGTCGCCTTCCACCGTGCCGCATACTCCTCTGCGGTCTCCGTCCGCTCCCGCTTCTGCTTGGGCTTGGTCTTCTCGGCAACCTTCTTCTTCAGGTGTGCCTTTAACTTGGACTTCCGCTCCTCCAACTTCAGTCGGGCGGTGAACTTGGCGACCTGGTCGGGCGGAGTGCCGAGCGGCAGAACCATTCGGACGGTGCCGTCCTCCAGTTCGTGGAACATTGCGACGCCGTTGCCCTCCCTGTTTACGCCGCTGAAGAGGATGTCCTCGTCCGTCGCAATTGAGCGGTCGTGGAGACCGTTGAACCCGCTGTGTTTGTTCTCTTGGCGAAACGGGTTCGTCGCCCCGTCCCTGGCGAGGGCAGTGCGGATGTCTCGGTCGGAGTGGTTCTTCAGGGCTCGGAGGTCTTGGGTGGAGAGGTCGGAGGCAGGGATGTAGAAGGTGGAGGTAGTAGAAGACATTGTGAAGGTAGAGTAGTAGGTAGTCGTCGGGGGCACTCACCTCTTGCCGTGATGTCCGAGAATCCGTTTTTAGGGTTCCAACACGCGTTTTTAGAGGCATCGGGGTCTTTTCAGGGAGGCACCACCCCGAGGGTCGGGGTTTTGGTAGATGCTGGGTAAAAATCAGGGTTGGAACGTAAAAAACGGATTCAGATGCTTCACGGCATAGCATCTCCCCCCCAAGCCAAGAATGTCCTCCATCCCCGACCTTCCCGCCGAGCCAGGCGACCACGACTGCCCCATCTGCTACGACGAGAACGTGCTACGCGACCGAGCCCCCATCTGCCCCAACGGGCACACCTTCTGTGCCGACTGCCAACCGCGAATCCAGAGCGTCCAGACGGGCTGGGGTCTGACGCGAGAGCGGAGGGCGTGTTGCCCCCTCTGCCGAGCCCCTATTCCCTACGTCCCGCTGGGCGGCGTTCCCGCTCCAGTTCCCCAAGTTCTCGGCGGAGGCGGAGGCGGAGGCGGAGGCGGACCCGCTCTCGTCGTCGTCCACAACCGCGTAGACCTTCGGAACAACGACCCCGACCGCCCCCAGAGGGCGATTGACGGCTTCAACAACCTCCCCGCTAGGCGACAGGCACAAGCCCTGTTCCGTCTGGCACGGGACGAGGGACGCATCCCCGCCAACGCGGCGTTCGGCGGCATCCACAAGCGGAACTGCCCCTGCGGGAGGCACAGCGGAGCCCACGGGGTTCGGTTCCTGAAGATGCCCGACAACAAGCGGCTCTACCGATGCGAGGTCTGCTACATCGCCGCCTACGCCGCGGTAGGGCGGAACGGGGCACTTCCTCCTCCTCCGCCCGAGTGGAGCATGAACGGGGTCGCCGCCGCGGCTCACGCAGACCACGACGTCTGAGTAAATACCCGCAACTCTAAAAAAGAATGGGAAGCAGAATTAAGGCGATTTCCCAAGACCTAAACAGGTCACAGACATACATTTTTACATAGAATAGCAGGTAAGGATTTGATTTTGGGAACATATTTGACCATTTTGACTCAAAGAGAGGTAGAAAAAAAAATAAGTTGAGGCATCTCACTTTTTCAACTTCCCTAGGGAGTGTTTGTCCCAAAAGGGGTCCTTTTCTACCCATTGGGTTCCTGGGACCTTTCTGGAATCTTGCGGTTCTACAAATGAGCAATGATGCCGACAAGGGACCTCTCATCACATGGCATCACTCTCTGGAGGACTACTTCCGTGAAACGGGCGAAAAGGCAAACTGTCTTGCGTGGTGTCATAAACGGGCAGAAGAACTCTACGACGGACGGAAGACCTTCATTGACCTCCCCGTCATCATCCTCTCCGCCATCACTGGGTTCCTGTCAGTCGGCAGTGAGCAAATATTTCAAGGATGGTCCTATACCCCCGTTGTTCTGGGGGTGTCTTCGCTGTTCGTGTCCGTCCTCAACACCACTGGGTCCTACTTCGGCTGGGCAAAGCGACAGGAAGGACACCGCATCAGTTCCATCCAGTATTCCCGCCTCTACCGATTCCTCTCGGTTGAACTGGGGTTGCCTCGTTCGGAGCGACAAACCCCCACGGCTCTCTTGAAGTATGTGCGGGACCAGATTGACCGACTCCAAGAAATCAGCCCGTTAATCCCGCCCGAAATCCTCTCCGTCTTCACCGACAAGTTTGGTAAGGTAGAGGACATCGCAAAGCCCGAGGAAGCCAATGGTTTAGAACGCATCACTATTTACCCGTCCAACAGTGTAAAGGATGCCCCCACACCTTCAGATTTCCCCCTACACGATGGGCAGACGGTCAGGATTCAGGACCTACGTGGGCGGGACAGCACTCTCCCGCAAACCAGTGGAGTTGGAGAGAGCCATCCAACAGGCGGACGCCCTGCGGAAGGGGGGCAGAGCGGAGGAAGTGAAGTCATACGCCCTGTCGGAGACGGACATGCGGAAGGTCATTCCGACGTTGAAAATAGTGTCCTACCCCGACCTGCTGAAAGCACGGAGCATAGACGAGGTGCTGGACGAGAAGGGTCGCCTGATGCTGCTCTACCTAACGGAGAATGAGTCCACGGGACACTGGGTCTGTCTCCTGAAACTCCGCGACAAGCCCATCATTGAATACTTTGACCCGTATGGCGGCTACAAGCCCGACGGCGAGAAGAAGTGGCTGTCCAAGGGTGAACTCCACGAGTTCGGACAGGACACGGACCACCTCACCAAGTTGCTCCACGCATCTCCCTACACCATCAAGTCCAATGCTGTCAAGTTCCAGAAGGAGCGGAACGACAATAACACGTGTGGACGTCATTGCCTTACCCGTCTCTACTTGAAGCATCTGGATTTACCCCAGTATACGGCTCTCGTAAAGTCCACGGGCATCCCCCCCGACGACTTCGTCAGCGGCTTCACCTACAACCTCATCGGTCGCTGACGACCTCAAATGGTCGGTAAGTAAGGCAAAAACAAAACGTTCCCTTTTACAAATGTCGTTCACGCAGCGGATTCAGACAGGTTCCTCGGCGGACGGTGAGTATGTGTATTACAACGCCACCATCGTCAACAACACGGTTGCGACCAACCAGACCACGGATGACCCGACCATCTACTTCCAGGACACCCGCCAGTTCCCGCTCATCAAGGACACGAGCCAGTATGTGGTGAGCGTGGACAACATCCAACTCAACGGATGCCAGAAGACCCTGCCGATTCTGGTTCCGCAGATTGTGACGGGAACGGACATCAACCTGACCATCTACACCGTGTCCTTTGGTCTCTCCATCGGCACATCCATCGGTAGTGGCACGTCTACGACGGCATCTCCTCGGTCCTATGTGGCTACGGTTCCGCTCACCTGGGTTCCTGAGAACCAGGCACCGTTCACAATTGTCCCGACGACGGCGGTTCCTCGCCAGGCGGAGTCCAACTACTACTTTGTCTACTCCTACTCGCACTGGCTGGACATCCTGAACAATGCCCTCACGACGGCGTATAGGACGGTCATGTATAAGGCAAACCTGGACACAACCTTCGGCGGAACCCGATGCCCCTACTTTGAGTATGACTACAACACGGGGCTGTTCTCCCTCGTCCAAGATGCCCTGACCTCGTGGCTGCCCTACGGCACCATGCCTGGTTCCCCGTCTTCCGTGTCCTCCGCAACCCAGGGTGTGCTGGACCCAACGCAGCCGTGGTCTCCCTTCTTCCCGACCAACACCTACTACGGTGCGGGTATGGGCACGGGTTCGGGCACGGGCACGGGAACCTCCGTCGGCTCGTGTGCCTATGGTGCGTCCGAGTTCTCCTTCGTCGGTATGAACACCAACTTGGAGGGACTGATGACCAACTTTGACACCGTCTACTTCGGTGGGCAGAGCAAGATTCTGTCGTCCGCGTCTACATCCTACTCCTACACCCAGACCTCTTCCACGGTCACGGCTCCCGCATCGGTCTCCTGGGTTGCGGGAACCACCACGCCCGTCTACTACCCCGAGAACATCATCAACGTCATCCCGACGAGTTCTTCAATCTTCACACTCTCGCCGCCCTGGTCGTCTGCCAGTTCGCCCCTCCTCTACTACTTCCGTGAGACGCAGGACTTCATCTCCACTGGCTCTCTCTGGTCGCCCGTCGCCTCGCTGGTTCTCACGACGACGCAGGTGCCCGTTCGCCTGGAAATGAACGCCAACCCAGTCCAACTCGGCGATTCCAACTCGGGAGGTGCGACGGGTCTCAGTGGAGCATCCCAGAAGGTCCTCTTGGAGACGCCGATTGATGCCATCACGGCGGACCTGTGGCGTGGCTTCATCCTCTACAAGCCCCTCACCCCCATCTTCTCAGCCCTAGACCCGAGCGAGGGTGGGCTGACGAACATTGACCTTCGTCTCGGGTGGCGTAGTCGCCTCACCAACGAGGTCATCCCGATTCAGTTATACAACTCGGGAACTGTTTCCTTCCGCCTCCGCTTTGTCAAGAAGTAGAGCGACGTGGCTCGGCGTTTCTCTCCAAAAAATCTCCTTGTCGTCCTAACAAACCATGACGACCGAAGTGAGTAAGTATTCGGTCTACGACCCTCGTGTCATCCAGACGAAGCCGAAGTATGCCGTGGAGAAGGGTGCCCTCAGCATCACGAACGTGTCCTTCAACGCCCAGACGGCGAACAACTCCACCCAGCAGTTCAACGTCATCGTCCCGTCCGAGAACGTCTTCATTGACCGTGCCGTGGACTGGATTAGCAGCGGTGTCGTGAGCATCGCCGTGTCCTTTGCGGCTGCCCCGTCGGGCGGTCAGATTATTATGGGTCCTGGCGACGTGGCTCTCGCCGCCTTCCCGTCCCACCAGTGCGTCCAGCAGATGACGGCGACCATCAACGATGCGACGGTCACTGTCAACACGGCGGACGTGCTGAACTATGTTCTCCGTCTTCAGGACCTCGCCCAGCACCGTAAGCAGCGGACCTGCCCGACGATGCTGGACCTCTACGCCTACAACCCGCCGAACTCCTACACACAGGGCGGACAGCCGCTCTACGACAACTCCCCGCTTAACGGCTACGGTGTCCGCTACACGTCGGACTCGTCGCCGAACGGTGCGTGGGCGGAGTGGTGGTTCTGCGACAGCACGGGTGCCATCCTCGCCTCCCCTGGTCTTCCCGTGGCGGCGACTGGCACCACGGCTGCCTACACGGGTGGTGGAACTGGCACGACCCAGACGGTCTACCTCCGTTGGCAGTCCACGGAGAAACTCCTCCTGCCGCCGTTCATCTTCGGTGATGCCTTTGAACTCTCCACGGGTCTCTTCGGTGTCCAGAACTTCCAGGTTCAGATGAACATGCTCCCGAACCCGAGTCGTGCCGTCCGCCTGTCCTCCTCGCTCGTCGGTAAGCAGGTGGGAACCTCGGGCATCACGGCTGTGGGTCTCCCTGCGTGGGTCACGACGGGTCTTACGTCGTCCTACGCCCCGTATTCGTTCCAACCCGCCCTGTCGGTTCAGTTCATGACCCCTGCCCTGGACGTCCCGCTGCCGCCGAAGAGCATCGTGCCCTACATGGAGTTTCCTCGCTACATCACGACGGGTGTGGTGTCTGCTCTTCCGTCCACGCTCGGCACATCGTCTAGCATCTCAAAGTCGCTGGTGTCAGGCACTCAGTTGACGTCCAACACGATTACCCTGCCGAACATCCCCGACCTGCTGATGATTTACGTCAAGCCGACCACCCCTGGTCAGTCCATCTTCAACGTCGGCACTGGCACGACCACGTCGCTCGGCACGGGCACGGGCACGACGGGCTCGGTTCCCTACCAGTCCGTGGTCGGCACGGGCACGGTCAACGCCCCTGCGAGTGGTCTGTGGGACAGCACCATCGGCGACTTCACGCTGCCGATTCAGGGCGTCAGCATCAACTTTGACAACTTCTCGGGTCTCCTTGCCAACCACACGCAGTATGAACTCTACAAGATGTCCATCAACAACGGTCTGGACATGGACTTCAACACGTGGTGCGGTGAGGGTCGCCAGGCGTCGGGTGTGGCTCTCGGCACGACGGTGACCAGCATGTATGTTAGTCTTGCGGGTGGTCCGCTGGTTCTCCGTCCTGGTCGCGACTTCGCCCTTCAGGCGGGTCAGGCACCTGGTCTGGTCGGCAACTTCACGCTCCAGTTCACGCTCACGGTCGGCAACCAGTTCCTCGCCCAGTTGAACGGTCTCTCCCTCTACGTCGTCCCCATCAGCAGCGGCTTCTTTGAGACCATCAAGGGTTCCAGCCGCATCATCAAGGGTGTGCTGACGGAGCAGGACATCCTGTCCAGCCCCGCCCACGCCCCCGATGCCGACCTCCAGCGTATGGTCGGTTCGGGCATCAAGGACGACGTCCGTTCGGCGGCTCGTAGCGTGAAGTCCCGTATGGGTGCCTACATGTAAAGTCGCCAACCAAAACAATGAGCAAATGGTGGGGCGTGGGGCTGGAAGGCGATGAAGAGGAACCCCCCTTCAATGGTCCACCGCCGTATATACCACCAAAGCGTTATGAGAACAAAAAAGCAAAGATTCATCTGGGAAGGTGGCAGGACACCAAGAAACTACCACAACAGAGCGAGAGCAAGGTTGTTAGGAGAATACGGATTCGTTTTCCAATCTCCCTTAATCGCCTCGTGCGACTTATGAAAGACCGCCCGTTTGCGTAAGGCATACCCTTTTGG